CGTCCAACCATGTCCAACCGACATGCGCAGGCACACACACGCGCACGCCCGCGTATAGGCGTGCGTGGCCTTGGTTTTTACCCCTGAGTTTTCCTACAAAAGTTTGTCAATTTCCCTTGGACGAGGTTAGACGGTTGGACGAAGCCAGTATTGGCGCGGCTTCCAGCCGTCCAGCCTTGGCGTCTAACTGTGTTTTCGGAGGTTGGACGGTATGAACGACTACGGAATCGATATCCACGCCCTGCGCCGGCACTTCGTGGCGGTGCGGGATTGGATGCTGGCGTGCGGTGAGTGGACGGCAGATGAGGGAGACGAGATTGGCCAGGCGATCAAGCTGGCCATCGATCCGCCCGACCTGGGCTATCTGGCTTGGTGGGCTGAGTGGCTGTCAGGCTGGGCCGATGTGGTCAAGGCGGATGCCGCCGGCCTTGATGCGATGTATCAGGCCGCCCTGGTGCGTGCCCGGGCCGATAAGGGGGAGGCATGATCAAACTCGAAATGAAGTGGGATGAGTCCAAAGGGTCGCGCCAGCAGATCGAGATCGCGGCTCAACGGGCGCTGCTGAAAACCGCTCAGGCTATCCAGGCGGCAGAACAGACCGAGATGGGGCGGGTGTTCGACCGCCCGACACGCTGGACGCTCGGGGCCATGAAGGTCCGAGTGGACAGCAAGTTCGCTGTCACGGTCGGCATTCTCGATCCGGATGGATTCTACAAGCGCGCTCAGAACTATCTGTCGACGCAGGTCGATGGTGGGACTCGGCGCCTGAAGGCGATGGAGGTCGCCCTGCAGCGCCGCGGCATCATGCCGACCGGATGGGTGGCTGTGCCTGGATCAGGCGCGGAACAGGACCAGTACGGCAACGTGGCGGTCGGGCAACTCAGGCAAATTCTGTCCTGGTTCGATGCGGCCGAGCGCTGGGCTGGGTCGACCCAGAACATGGGCGAGAAGGGCAGGGCGAAGCGGCGCAAGGGTACGCGCTCAAAGCGCGGCTTCGAGTACTTCCATGTCTACCCCGGCAGGTCGCACCAGGGCCACAGGCAAGCGCTGCACCCAGGCATCTACAAGCGCACGTCGTTTGTGTTCGGAAAGGCCATCAAGCCCGTGCTGCTCTTCGTCCGGGCGGCTGGGTACAAGCCACGGTTTGGATTCGAGCAGGTGGCCATCGATACCTATGAGCGCGAATTCCCGGCCCAGTTCGATGCGGCAATGCAGCGCGACCCAGGGGCCTCCGATGCCTGACCGCGCCCACCCCACCCCCCCCCCTTCGGGTCCTTCCAAAAAGCCCCCAATGCGGGTTATTCGAACCACGTCTTTTCAGGGTTTGTGGAGGTTGCTAAGGGGGTTGTATGGTTGACCTGATGGCCAGGTGTAAGCAAGCGGAATTCGGTGAACTGGTTGGGGTCAGCCAGCAAGCCATTTCGGACCTGTTCTCCAGGCGCGTGCTCTCCGAGGATGGCACGGCGGGGCAATGGCTCCGTGAGTACTGCGGGCACCTACGCGAGATGGCCGCCGGCCGGGCTGCCGCCGGCGACCTGGATCTTGCAACCGAACGGGCGATGCTGGCCCGATCCCAGCGCCATGGCCAGGACATCAAGAACAACGTGGCCATGGGCACCTACGCTCCTATCGATCTGCTGTCCGATGTGCTGGCCAATGCCGCCCAGGCGGTGGTAGACCGGCTGGAGCAGATCCCGGCTGACCTGCGCCGAGTATGTCCCGACCTTCCGCAGGCGGCGCGTGACGCGGTGATGGCCGAGATCGCCTCGGCCCGAAACGAGATGGCGCGCAAGACCGCCTCCCTGGTTGCCGATGCCCTGGACCCCACGGACCTGCAGGAAGATGATGAGCCGACGGTCGAGGAGGTCGACGCTTGATCCCGCATACCCTCCCGATCGCTACGCGCGCCGCCGTCGTCCGCGCCGTCCGCGCCGGACTGGCACCGCTGCGCGCCGATCCGCCCATGCCCCTGTCCACCTGGGCTGAGCAGCACTTCGAGATGGATGAAGAATCCAGCCACCGCCGGGGCCTGTGGGCGGCCTGGCCGATCCAGATCGGCTGGATGGACGCATTCAGCAACGACGATATCTTCGAGGTCGACGTCGAGAAGGCCAAGCGGGTCGGCTACACCAAGAGCGTGGTGGCCTTCGCCGAATACAACGCCAGCCATCGGCGCCGGAAGCTGGCCATCTGGCAGCCGACCGACGATGACCGGGACTCATTCGTCAAGAGCGAGGTCGCGCCCGCTTTCGACATCTGCAAGGCCTTGGCGGCAGTACGACGTCACGATCGTGACGCCAACACCGTCCGCTTCGTGCGCTTCCGCGGCAGCGTCCAGCACTACCTGGGCGCCAAGGCCGCGCGGAATTTCCGCCGAATCACGGTGGCCGTCTCGGTCCTGGACGAGGTCGACGCCATGGATACCGTGGTGGAAAAGACCATCGATCCCTACACCGGCGCCGTCGGCCGCTTGGAGGGGGCCCCGTTTCCGAAAGTGGTCCTGGGCACCACGCCCAGGCACAAGCTCACCAGCCACATCCGCCGGCGCGTGGACGCCGCCGAAGCGGTCATGGAATACCTTATCCCTTGCCCGCACTGCGGCCATCGCCATGCCCTTGGCTACGGCCGTCTGCGCGACGAGGCCGACGAAACCGGAATGCAGTGGGAGGAGGACGAGCCTCTGGCCACCGTTAGGCACGTCTGCCCGCACTGCCGCCAGTCCATCACGCAGGCCGACTACCTGGCCGTGTGGGAAGACGGCCGCTGGATCAGCCGCTGCGGACAGTACCACTACGACCACGTGGCCAAGGTTTGGCAGGACGGCGAAGGCATGCCCAGGCCGGCGCCGCGCCACGTCGCCTTCGTGCGCGCCTGGACCGCCTACAGCCCCCAGCGCGCCTGGCCTGACATCCTGCGCGAGTTCCTCGAGGCCAGAAAGGCCAAGAAGGCCGGCGACAACGGCCCCATGCAGGGCTTCGTCAACGAGACCTTGGCCGAGGTCTGGGAAGAGGAGTACGAACACACCGACGCCAGCGTCCTGGTCAAGCGCGCCCAGACCGACCTCGACATTCCTCTGCATGTAGTCCCGTCCGGCGCCTGCAAGCTGTTGATGTTCGTCGACACCCAGGCCGACCGCTGGGAAGCCGTCACCTGGGCCATCGGCCGTGGCGAAGAGATGTGGCCTATCGACTACCGCGTCATCTACGGCACCCCCGCCGACCAGGCCGAATGGGCCGACAAGCTCGACCCCCTGATCCGCACCGTATACCGCCACACCCACGGCCACGAAATGACCCTCGACGCCATCGGCATCGACACCGGCGGCACCAACTGGACCCACCAGGCCTACAACTACTGCCGGCTGCGGGCCCACCAGAAGGTCTACGCCTGCAAGGGCGACCCCGCCCTGGGCAAGCCCATCAAAATGAAGCCAAGCCAGGTTGACGTGAACGCCTACGGGCGCGTCATCAAGCACGGCGTCAAGCTCTGGCGGATCTGCGTCGACACCGCCAAGGACCTGCTCCATGGCCGCCTGGAACAGGTCAAGCGTCCAGGCCCCGGCTACATCCACCTCAACCGCCACTTGCCCCAGGAGTTCTACGACCAGCTCACCGCCGAGCACCGCATCCGGGTCCGCCAGGCCCACGGCTGGGCCGAGCGCTGGGTCTGCCCCAGCGGCCACCGAAACGAGGTGCTTGACTGCACGGTCGGGTGCCTGTTCCTGATCCAGGTGCTCGGCCTGCACAACACACCGGCCAGCGTCTGGGAGCGCTGGGAAGCCAACCTCACCCCAGACCTGTTTGCCACACCGCCTGAAACAACAGCGCCAGAAAGCGAAACAACAGCCCAAGAAAGCGAAACGCAGACCCATGAAACCGTGCCTACGTCTGCACCGAGCGCACCCGTGCCATTGCCACCGCGCCGATCACCAAGCCTGTCCCGCCGCACCGGCGGCGTTTCGCGCCGGACCTGACATGACCCTGCGCGAGCTGATGCAATTCGTGGTCGAGTGCGCCGAGCAGACCGGGCACAGCCTAAGCGCCGACTGCGCCGAACAGATTGAGAGACAGATCGCCAAGACATTCCCGGCCGAGAAGGTCTACATTCCGCGGCCTGACGCATCGAAAAAAATTGCCATCGCCGAGGCAGCGAAACGCCTACCCACCGATGTAGTGGCAAGCAGGTATGGCGTCACGCGATCCTGGGTCCACAAGGTCGTCAGAAAAAAAGTGGACTGACTCGGCCCTACGAGTCCACAACCGCTTGCCATGCTTCGCCCCATGGCATCCATCCAAACCACCGAACCCACAGAACTGCGCGCCGGCGATACCTGGACCTGGCGCCGGGACGACCTGTCCGACTACCCGGCGGGCGATGGTTGGACGCTCACTTACTACTTCCGCACCGCCACCCACTATTTCAACGTCGTCGCCGCGGCCGATGGCGATGCTTATCTCGCCACCGTGGCCAAGGCCATCACAGCCACCTACGGCGCCGGTGCCTATGACTGGGTCGCTGTGGTCGGAAACGCCACCGAGCGCCATGAGGTCGACCGCGGCAAGACCACTGTCCTGCCCGACTACAGCGCCGCCGTCGCCATCGATGGCCGCACCTTTGCCCGTACCCTGCTCGACTATGTCGAAGCCGAGCTGCTCAGCCGCGGCAGCTCAGGCCGCCTGGACGTGGTCACCAGCGCCCTGGCCGACCGCAGCCTGACCCGCGACGCCGGCGGCCTGACCACGCTGCGCAACCAGCTCAAGGTCGAAGTGCAGCGCGAAGAGGCCGCCGAGCGGCGCCGGCAAGGTCTGCCCAGTCGCAACCGCATGCACTTCGTGGGCTGACCATGACGACCACGCCAATCCTCGCCGACGTAACCCTGGGCCCGGTGCGCGTCCGCCAGGCCGGCCAGCCGATGCCCGCGCCGCGCCGCCTGAACACTTGGGCCGCCGTGCGCTCCGAGGCGGTCAAGCCGCCCCATGTGCTCGCCCACCACCGCGCCCGGGTCCGGGCCGAGTATGCCGGTGGCACCATCCAGCGCCACAACGCCAACTGGATCGCCAGCCACAGCAACGCCAACCAGGCCTTGCGCTACACCCTGACCACCATGCGCGCCCGCTCGCGCTCCCTGGAACGCGACGACCCGCTGGTCAAACGCTTCCTGGCCCTGGTCGAGACCAACGTGGTCGGTGCCCAGGGCGTCAGCCTGCAAAGCCGGGTCGGCAATATCGGCCCGGATGGCCGCACCGTCATGGACGCCGCCGCCAATCGCATCTTCGAGCGCGAGTACGCCCTGTTCTCCCGCCGCGGCGAATACGATGTCACCGGCCAACTCGGCCGCGCCGCCTATGAGCGCCTGCTCATCCGCACCATCGCCCGCGACGGTGAAGTCCTGGAAAAGATCGTCTCCGACCCAACCAGCCGCTGGGGCTTCCGCCTGCAGATGATCGAAGCCGACTGGCTCGACGAGACCCTGAACGAAGACCGGCCCGACGGCAGCCGCATCATCATGGGCGTCGAGCTCTCCCCGGCAGGACGCCCAGTGGCCTACTGGCTGCGCGATCGCCACCCCGGCGACAGCCTCGGCCGCGCCGGCTACAGCCGCACCCGCTACAGCGCCGACGTGGTGCGCCACTACTTCGTGCCGATGCGGCCCGAGCAAGTGCGCGGCGTGCCCTGGATCCACGCCGCCATGACCCGCCTGTACCAGATGGGCGAGTACAACGAGGCCGCCATCATCGCCGCCCGCATCGGCGCCGAGAAGGTCATGATGCTAAAGGAGACCGAGCCGGGCGCCGCCGCCGCCATGACCGATGGCGAGGAAAACGACGGCACCTTCGTCTGGCGCTCCAGCAAGGGCGCCGTCGACATCCTGCCCGCCGGCACCGAGCCCGCGTCCTGGGTGCCAAACTACCCGGACGCCAACTACGGCCCGTTCGTCCTGGCCGGTGTGCGCGGCATCGCCTCCGGCCTCAACGTCGCCTACGAGAGCCTGAGCAACGACCGCCAGGGCGTCACCTGGACCAGCATCCGCCACGCCGTACTGGACGACCGGGATTCCTGGACCTTGATCCAGGACTGGCTGATTGACAGCAAGTCGCGCGACACCTACAGCGCGTTCCTGAGCTACGGCTTCCTGTCTCCAGCCCGCCCCTTCGATTACCTGCCCGCCAGCAAGATCGACAAGTTCAACGCGCCCAGCTTCCAGGGCCGCCGATGGGATTGGGTCAATCCTAAGGACGATGTCGAAGCCAAGCTCCAGCAGATCAAGGGCTGCCTCACCAGCCACCGCCGCGTCCTGGCCGAGCGCGGCATCGACCTGGAAGACCTGCTCATCGAGCGCCAGCAAGACCGCGCGCTGGCCGCCAAGTATGGCGTCGACCTCGATGCCGCCGTCCAGGCTCCGAACTACAACCAAGCGCCGCCCGCGCCCGTCAATGGAGAAATTCCGGCATGAGCCAAAAAATCCGCATCCGCGCCATGCAGGCCAACCAGGTCGAGATCGAGATCGACGGTGTCATCGGCTACTGGGACGACGGCGACGCGGTCGATGCCGACTACTTCATCGACGCCCTCAATTGGTACGCCGCCATGGGCACGCCGCTGTTGATCTGCATCAACTCCATCGGCGGCAGCTATATCCAGG